GTACCCAGATTCTCGAGAACTTTGATTCCTTGGAGATTTGATAGACCGGCAGATGGGTTAGATCCTCCAGTGCCCCCTTGAGAAACAGAAAGTGGAGTGTTTAATCCTGTGATTGATGTGATGTCACTATTGACACCTGTTTTTGCCGCTGCAAGATTGGCGCGTGCCCCTGAAGCATTGGATGATGCAGTTCCGCCCGTAGCAATTGCAAGTGGAGCAGAAGTATCTAGATCATTAATACTGATTTGGGAAGGAACAATATCTAGCGTTACTGAACCGGAACTATCGGTAAGAGCCGCCGATAGCTTGGAACTGCCAACCTTTAGAGGTCGGATTTGAAGCTCTTTTGTACCGTCACCTTGAGTGGGTGTACCAGAGATTAACGGGAATGATGTTCCAGAAACCGTATTATTGACTGCTGTGACAACACCGGTATTATTAAACGTTGCACGAACACGATCGTCTGCAGATACGTCAGCAAGAACTACATTAGTACCAGCTCCGTCTCTAAAATCGATTTCTTGACGAGTACCAATTAAGACACCTTCACTCGAATAACGAGCTTTTTGTGTGGAGGTGTTGTTATTGACTAGAGCAGTTAAAACACCCGCAGGATCATCGTAAGTGAAGGTTACGGTGGTGGAGCTGGTGGCCTGCAGACTAACAAGATCTTGGATGCTTTCTGCGATGCTCCCCCAAGTAATCTGCTTAGCTTCTGTACTGGTGGGACTAAGCCTATCGACGATGAGAAAAACGTCATCTGTGGATGGCGCTGACAGTGACGACAGGTCACTAATATTCCTAGAAACAACCATTAGAGAGCACCTCGAACCTTGATTTCCTTAACGAGCGGGAGAGTAGTTGACGAACTCTGCTCACGACACCAATAAAACAACCGCAGGGGGCTGCTTGTGTTTTGATTACTGAATGTAGCAAGCAAAGTATCACCTCTATATAAGGTGATTAAACCTGAACTGCCTTGGCGGGTAAGAGTAAAAATCTCATCCGACGATATAGTAATTGTACCTGAACCAGAATCCTGAAGGTCAACCTCAGCACCTGCAAGTGCATTTACATAGGAATTAGCCAGTTTAATTGAATTGGACGTATTGCTAATAACGAAATATCCGGTATCTGGAAGAAGACCGGTTGGGAGAGAAACTGTCGATGATATGCTTACTCGATCACCTGTAGTAAATGGGTGAGCATTAATAACAACAGCGTTCCCAACGGAATCAACACTGGCAATAGTTTGACTACGCCCTAATGTTGCTTTCTGGACTCCCTCAATATTAATCCCAGCTCGTTCAGTTGCACTGGTTAACCTACCAAAACCTACGGCATATAAGTTACCGTTGGGAGCGTCGACGAAGCCTTGAGTCCAAGTTGATAAAGTATTTAGCTGACTATCAGTAGCAAAACCTACAGCCAAATTAGATTGGCCATCAGCCAACGTTCCTGTAAGTAGTGTGGGGTTAACCTTGAATGAAACAACCGAATCAGTTGGGTCATCAGTGGGATTTAAAAATACTTGTGTGCCGATAGCGAAACTAAAAGGCCGATCCTCAAGTTCGATCGGCTGTCCAAGAGAAGAAGTATTGATTAAAGTTGAACCATTTACAGTCATTAGATAACCCCGTTAGTCAGATACAAATTTACAAGTGGTTCAGATTGAGCTGAATAACTGTGCGAAGTTTGAACGTTTGCAAATTGCATCCATTCTGCGTTGTATTCAACACTCTTATCCAGTGATGGGTAAGTAGCATTAAATGGGCGAGCCACAAAAACAAGCTCTGATCGATAAACAGGGGTAAGACTAGAAGCTACGGTACTTGACAGATCAAGCTCATAAAACGCGACAAGTGTATCACCTGTATTTAGACCTGCTGTGATGGGCGTTGTATCTACTTTAGCCGCTTTAAGTTTAAAGGATCTGGAACTAGTTAGTTCTTGTACATAGTAGTCAAGACTTCCAAATTTCAGTCTCTGATTCAAATACAAACGAAGAGGAAACGCTTGATCAACAGTGACTAGACCAGTGACCGTCGAAAAATCTTTGACTCTAATAGTTGTAGTTGTAGTAGGGAATCGTGTGGGCGCGTCATACTCGCAAGAAATAGTCTCACACCGAGATCCGAAAATCTTTTGTAAATCTAGCGAGGCACCATTTTGATCTACAAGGAAGGAAGCTATACGCTTACCGCCTTTAACAATACGAGAATCGTTAAAGGATACATCTACAGAAGATAGTTCAGTACTGGTATACGGACTGAAGGCTGCTAGTAAAGCTGCGTTTGTGCTCGCTGTCGATAATAAAATGGGATCACCATTAATATCAAAAGATGATAGAGCTAACGAAACCGAATTGAATGGCGAAACGTAGTCGGTATTTCGGTACGGCAAATCACCATTAAAATGACCAATCTCAGATGGTTCAACAGTCTCAGGATCAAGCCAAATTTCTAGTTCAATTAGCTCAGAAGAGGTGCATGAGAGATTAATCGGATTGGTGCGAAGGAAGTTTTCAACAAACTTGCCATCATCGTTAACGATACGCTCTTTTGATCTGAGGGTCATAACAGATCTACCAAATCCGTTATACAAACCTCCAATTACTGGTGGAACTGATAAACCCCAATTACCGTCAACAGCAGAAATCTTGGCTCTATCATCATTACCACCGTCAACAATTACAGATACGCCATAACGCTCAATAAATTCGGAACGCGCAATATTACCTGTATTGTTAATCTCTACGTGTACAGGTAAAGATGGAGTACGTAAGGAAGGTACGTCATAACTTCTTGTACCCTCAGCACCATCACTTTCAATCAAGTCAGTACGCTTTTGCGTATCTGCAATCATGATTTCGTGAGCCAGGATCCAACGCGCACGCGGAATCTGCTTAATAGTTGAAGGAAGCTTGTCGTTGTTATCGACTAGGTAGAAATAGATTCTGCAATTGCTAGCACCATACCAACCCCACTCAAACAGAGTGGTAAAAGTTTTAGAGAAATCTAAAACAGCCTTGGAAGGTCCAGTTCCGTCTAGCTTGTCTCCAGTCCACTCGGACCTTGGAATAAGCGTCTCGAACGGTAAACCATTACCTGAAGATGTACGGTAAAGGACTTGAAGACGATCACCAGCGCCATCCCCACCGCATTGCACAAAAAAGCCGTCATTTGAATCGCCTACACCCCACAAACGAGTAACACTGATTGGTGTATCAATAACCGAAAGTTTGGTGGATAAGCTGGTACGAACAACACGCCCAGGCTGATAGCGATAACGTTTTTTGGAAGCAATCCGCAGGCGTTGGAAACCACCGTCGTTGCTATTGAGTATAAGTTGTGCTGAACTGGCTGAGATATTGTGCTTAATTTCCCCGTTAGGGGTTGGATCATAATCAGCTTTGCATTCGGATAGCTGTGTCCAACGAGCGGATTGCGTGCTATCTAAATCGGGCCGTTCGTTAATACCAGTTACGTCGTAAATCCAATCGTCTTTACTAAGATCGTAAGTATCAGTTTGAGCCTGAAAGTTATAAGGAGTAGTTACACGGGGGAAACCTAAGAGGTCGCGATTGACCTCAGTTAGGAATCTATACTCATCAATAAGAGGAGCACTAAACCCACTTAAGGGAAGCGTAACGGGAATAGATTTAGATTCATCAGATTGGCCCGCCGGAAATGGACCTTCCGCCTGAACAACCTCTCCGTTACGGGTAACTAATTTATTCCCGGCATCTTCGGGAAGTTGATAGGCCGTCGTCATCAGCGTTGTCCCCAAGTAATGCTTCCTTTAGCCGTATTGCTGGTGTTGTCAATTGAACGAACCCCAAGCACCAATACATCTCCAGCAGTGCCTGCCGGAGCTGTAGCTTCTCTAGTTAGGTATTGACGTGCGTAAGTAAAAATCTCTGTTAGATCGATAGTCTCAGCGGAAGCGTCACCGGTATAGAAAGAAGCAATTTGCTCGCCACCCGTAAACTCACTAATCGCATTAGAAAGGCTATCGGGTGAGTTGAATTCAATGGCAGATAACGTAGCAGAACTCGTAAACGTTGTGACAGGTGCAGTTACTGAATCTGTCATGGTTGTAGGGTTCTTGATCAATACAAATTGAGCACGATAGGTACTTACTAAAGAAGCAACTAAAGGGAAGACGCGCATACGATTACGCCTAATTTCTCCTTGATTATTTACAATATTTTCCTTGATACGAATAGCAAGTAGCGGTTTAAAGTTAGTAGTTCCGACATTAGGAACTTTCGCACCATCCTGACTGCCGATGCTGAGTTTGTCGTAGTCACCACCGTCAATGGAAATTTGAGCACCAAACTTACGAAGGTACGCATTGGCAGCTAGTGTCCCGGTTTTTTCACACCGGAAGAACATAGGCAGGTCAGGATTGCCAAGTGATGGATACGCAATCCGATCTGAGCAATTAAGGTTGTGACAAACAACCCAACGTGCTGTTCGTGCTGTCTCACCACTAGGTAAGTTGGCATCTACAGGAACATAAAATAACAATCTTGCTCCAGTCGCCCCATACCAACCAAATTCCAATCTGCACATTACGAGATTAGATAGGCTCAAATCATGGACAGAAGTTGGATCAGCAGAACCAAGTTTGGAAAGTCCATTTTCACCAACCATTTTGTCGCCATTCCAGCGACTACGAGGAATAATTTCCTCCATGATTGTTGGGGAAGAAGATGTCAACTTATAAGTAGTACCTTCATCTGTTCGGGACGGCTGAGCAGTCATAACTGCTGCGTCGACAATGAATGTCGTGGGGTCAGTACCCTGGCCTGTATAGCCGTTTAAATGATCTTGCGGACGTTCTCCTGAACTCGTCCTACGTACAAGATAAAGTTCGTCACCAGCAACTCGTACTAAATATCCATCAGATCCATCGAACATGCCGAATTCCATCGTCGCATTTGGATCGCGACTCATGGATACGCCAAATGAAGCGCAAATCGTTCGTCCAGTCTGATATGGAAATGCTTGCTTGGTGATCAGGCTGCTGACGTTTCCATTGGCAGCAGAAGGAGTCAACAGGATTTCAGCAGCAGATTGCTGAAGGAGATGATTAACCTGAGTTACTCGACTCCCAGCAGTCTCTTGCTCGGTTTTCGCCCACGTATTGGGGTCAATGTCAATGATATTTGTGTCCGAAAATACCGCTAACGGCGTTTGGACGCGGGGTATCCCTAAGAGGTCATCACGTACCTGTGATGGGGCCGATAAATTGTCGAGGATCGGAATCGGTGTCTGGTCCGATGCAACAACAACCGGCAACGAATTTGCGCTCGTAGCTTGACCAGCCGGAATCGGCGTGGTCTTACCTACTGTTATGACGCTGACGCCTTCTTGAACTGATGCCATTTTTAGTACCTAGCTGACTACGTCTCGCGAAATTCGAGGGATAACATTGAGACTCCCGATGGCGAGAGTGTCCTCTTTATACACACTGATTGTACCCTGAGTGGCAGAAACAGTGAAAGCTGGAGCACCAGCAACTGTAGGCTCAATGTCAAAAACAGTTGAGCTAATAATAGTTAGTTTATTAGGATAGAAATTAACCCCGTCATAGGCAGGTTGACCTGTTCCGGTAATTAAAATCTGGTCTTCAGAGGTTAATTTATGGGGAAGGGCGGTTGTGATACGCACCTTAGATGAAGCACCACCACCGGCACCGACAAAAACAGTACCAGCAGAAATCGATGTGATCGTCGCCTGAACAACCGTGAAATATTCACGGAGATCCCAAAGATACGAGCCTTGGGGTTCGTCTGTGTTGTCAGTCGCAAGGGCTAGACCACTCTGAGTAATGCCGCGATCCAGGTAACCGGATGGGACATCTCGACCTAGTGCTTCAGTTTGACGGCTCGAAAGCCTGAGCTGAATTTGTCCTAGTAACTGATTAATTTCGACAATTCCAAAACTGTCAATGGCACTTGAAGGGCTGGAGGAATCGTTAAAAAACCGACGAATATCGGCAGCCAACACTGAATTTGATAAGTCATAAGGTGTGCCCCAAGGTTTCTCAATGTTGAGAAACAGCTCATCAAATGAGTCGCCTTCGCGAACTGTGACAGCTATATTATCCAAAGTCATTTCGTCTATCTAGCAAGGAGCTTATTGATCAGACGCTGCCTTGGGGAAGACTCAACTTCCTCAACAGGACTGGGTGGAGTGATAGATTTCGCTCTTTCTAACTTTAGCTGATGCAATTCAACAACGGATTTGTAATACTCTTCACTTAAATCCTTCAATTGGATCAGCTCTGCCTCTAGAAAATCAATACGGCTGAGAAGTTGCTTATCGGGGACAGCTACACTCTCGTACACAATATTTTCAGTAGGGTTTTTATATAGTTGACTTAAACGACTAATTTCAATATCTTTTGATTGTGAAGTCGACTCTGTAGCCGAACGGTAAGACTCGAATTGATCAGAAAGCTTTTGGTATCTTTCAGACCATCCATAAACAGACAGTTCCAGCGAAGAGATTAATTCGTAGGCATCACCAAGTTCAGTCGTTAGGCGTCTTGCTTGAACTTGATCATAAGAACGGCTAATTGTAGAACTGGCTTTGGCAGATTGATTGGAACCATCGTTAGCCTCAATACAAATTTCGGGCTGATCTGGGATGCTCCAACGTCTCGTAAAATCTGTTCTGTTGAAATCGCCAGCTTCTTTAAACCCGATATGGTAAAAGACACCTCTAGGGGTGGGGCTCAAATTGATATCAATAGATCCCTCGGAGACTGGATAGTGACGCTCATGGCGGACTACACCAAAGAATGGCTGCGAGGGCTTAATGACGAGCGTTCCGCTTCTGCCATCATCAAACAAAGTACCAAAAACACGGGTCATTAAGTCACCTCTCTATAAGAAAGAGTTACGCCGATATTTGCGGCTCCAGTTACAGCAATATCCAGCTTTTCTCCAGCGGCTGTTTCAAATAATCCAAGTGAATTACTCATCTCTGTCTGCTGGTTAGCAGCTAGATAAAGTGCTCCAGCAATAGCAGTCGTAGCGTCAGAACGAAACTGCAAAGTACATGCAGCATCGGCTGAAAGTACCACTGAAATGACCCGAAACTTAGTCGAAGCAACAGCAGTAATTAAATCTGCGCTAGCAGTGATATTGCTGGAGGTAAACTTAATATCGTCTGAAAAGACATCATGAAAGGTCAGGTAACCATCTTCAGCTACACCCGATCCAGAACCTCGGATGTAAGCATCAATACCATTAGCATCGCGTCCGTATAAAGCCATCAGACAAAACTTAGAAAGATAATGTTTCTTGAATCACTAAAAATAGGCTCAAAACTGAAGAGATTTATGCTGCCAGTAGTGGACCATGAAGTCTTAGTTCCATCCTTCAGAATAGCTCGTATTCTAACTTTAGCGTCAGTAAGGTCAGAAACAGGGAAAGCTGCTTGCGCCGAATAAAAATACCCTTTGTTGAGGTAAATACCTAAAGTGGCATCGAAGACTTGTAACTCATAAAAATCTACATTTTCGTCGATCGTCGATCCACCAAACAAATATCCAGGGAAAAAAGAATCAAGTGCGGTAAGCGTAGGAAAACTTGGTGGTTCCCACGTAACCATTATTGTGTTGGACGCATCTAAAGCCAAAATATCAGCCTCTGATAGTTAATGTAATTGTATTACGGTCTACAGATTGAGCACGTTTGGCTGAGGAGGGCACAGAATATGCAGCCATATTAATGGATCCACTATTATTAATATACGAATACTTTTGATGGTTATATAAGATAGCGATTACCTGGAATGAGCCGTCGCCGTTCTCCTTCAGAGTTTGCACTCTATACAAAGGTTTCTGGCGAACAGCGTCCTCATTTACTATTGCCCACAAACCCATAGAGGAAGGGAGCGAATCAAAGGAGCCTGAAATTGTAATTGTGGAGCCACTGACAGAGCTAATTGCACGCTTTTGTGTGACGCCTGAAGACCCGTAATGGTACACAAACCAGTTGCCAGTAGAGTACGTTGCGCTAGTTAAAGTACGGTCTGTCGTAATACTGGTAGTAGTCGCAGATATTATCCTGCCACCACTCTCTACACCGGTCTTTAATTTGTCGAGAACAAGTACGACATCACCAGGAAGTAAAGTGGCCGCTTCGGGACCGGCCTTAAATGTAACCGTTTCGGTATTTAAAGTATTTGTAGCAACTGTATACCTACCCATCCGCTCGGCTTGCTGCCTAGAAGTGCAGCCTAAAGCTCGAATCTTTGTAAGGTTATATCCATACCTATCGATGGCACCATAGTCCTCAACGAGTACATGTCCGC